TAAGGTCCGAATATTTTTCTCATTCTTGTGGCCATTTCTCTCTGAGTACCATCAACCCAATGATAGCATAGTTTGCTAGGTCTTTGTAGGAATCCTCAAGGGATTCGTTCTTGGCATCTGCACCACTGTCAATCAGGTGATTGATGCGTGCAATCTTGTCCCACATACGCACTCGTAGCCCATTGAGAGGACCACCAGGAGACCCAGCGATGTTCTTTGGGCCGTAGTCATGATGCTTGTCTAATAGCAGTAGGTAGAGTTCATCTACAATCTCGTAGACATCTAGGTCGAACTGTTCTACTGCTTGCTCTTTCCACACCAACTCTTTAAGTTCTGCTCTATCCATTGTCTTTTAGCAACCTCTCTAGGCCTTCCATTACTTCACTCATCTCTGATTGTACTACAGTTTCTTCAATAAAGTCTTCTAGTTCATCTCCTGATGCATTGACAAGCAACAGTACTGCTGACTGCACATGGTCATACATAGCATCTAAGTCACCAACATTGGTAAGGTCATTGAGGATGCTGAGGAACTGGAACAAGTCAAATGTGTATCGCTTGTTAAGGCGCACACCCCACTCATACTCAACCCCACAGTGCTCCATGTACTCAAACAAGTCACAAGTAGCAAAATCGCACTTAGGTTCTGAACACTCAAAGTGTCCATCTACTGGAATCAACATTACTGTACGCTCTCAATCTTGTGGCTAAAGTATTCTGCACCATGCAGACGATACATAGAATTCACATCTTCTCCCTCTGGCATAGTTACTACCACCAGATTACCCAACTCACGAGAAAGAGACTTACCAAAATCAGCACCAGCATTGTCCCCATCAGCAAAAAGAAATACCTTGTCGAAGTCTTGCAAGAGTCTGGTGTAATGTTTCTTCCAGTTGTTGACTCCTGGGACCCCCACCGCAGGTATACCACACACAGTATCGAGTGTGAGCGTATCAATCTCACCTTCACAGATAGAAATAAATGAGGTCGCTCTAAAGAACGCACTAACATTGTAGAGATGCGTTGTCGCGCCAGCCATTCCCATATATTTCGGCTCTGATAGGTCCATTGAACGGAATCTAATGTCCACCACCCCTGAACGCGTAATATACGGAATCGAGAGCCTGCTTGCATAGGCCTCATGCCCCGTTAACGGCTCTGAGACGACGCCCAAGCGCGCGTGAGTCGCCTGCTCCATTGTTATTCCTCGACCTGCTAGATATTCCTCTGCCTCGTGTAGTGCGCTGTGGTAGTGCTTGGCCGCACGAGTTAAGGATTCCCTCTGCGATGATGATTGCTTCACGGAAACCTATCCCCTCTTTCTGCATAATAATATTATAGCCACTGCCTTTGTACTGACATCCGTGGCACTTGAAAATATTCTGTTGTAAATTGACTGCTGCAGATGCGTGTGAGTCATTGTGAAACGGACACTTCATCTTTGCCCAACCATTTCTGGTAGGCACTGTAGCACCATAGTACTCTAAAATCGCTGTAATGTTCGGGTTGTCGTCGTTCATTTATCGAGTGCCTTCCTGAGTAAATCTACCCATACCTGTACAGGCATAGTTGCATACCAGTCTCCAGGGTTCCCCCGCCCTTTCCTCTTGTGCACAACTACGCCTGTCCAAGCCTTGTCATTAGTCATCTCGACTATTAACTCTTCTGTCCACCCTGCTAAGTCCATCTTAGCGTGGTTCTTTATCTCTATAGTAACACCAGGTATGCCTGAGATGTCACCTTTATCAAGGGTCGCACCTGCTAAACGCCTGTCTACATACGGAAACCATTGCTTGAGGTATTTTACTACATCTCGCTCTGCTCCCGCACCTTTAGCCTTTGCTGCGCGACCACCCATACCTAGTACCAGCCGTTACGGTTATGAAAGGCTAACGCCTCTGTTGGACTTCCGTATCGGTGCTTTATATATTTGAGGCCTAAGTCAATTTGCTTAAGCATCGGGGTATCTTCTGACATCCTTAACATCTGAGGGATGCCGTAAGCAGTTGAGTGTGGATTGTTTGCAGTATAATCCCAGCGAGATTCTCTGTCCCATAATGTAAACAATGCTTTCCATTCTCTAGTGCTTTTGTATTGCTCTAGGACTTTGCCCTTTGCAATCCACTTAGCCATTTTCTTCATCTCGGATATTGTGAGTACATTAAAAAACGGTTTAGTGCACTTCTCTTTGACTACTATCTGTCTTTCCAAAAACATTGCACCCACAGCGTGAGGCAAAGTTCCCACAAAGACTACAGCAGCCATAATCCAAGCGTATGTTGTTAGTTTCATTTTTACTCCTCAATTGGCGCGGTTGCCTGCGTTCCACAGTCAGCACACTCCATATCTCTGAAATACATCCCAATGGTACCATCCTCTTGGAAGGATACCTTGAGATTCCAAATGTAACATCCACAGATACATACCGTGGTTGGCTCACCACGGATATCCATCGCCCTTGTATAATCTGGTTTTAGTTCATCTATTGGTTTAGTCATCGTCATCTTCCCACTCATCGGGTTCTACGTTTGGAAACGGATTACCCCAATCAGGGTTAGGTACGATAGGGTCGATGAAACTCATTTTAACCTCTCTGCGATGTCAGAAACATCCATGTATTCGGGGTTAAAGTTCAACCAAAAGGCAGTGTTGCCTGATGGGTCTGCCTTACCGTATCTGTTCTTTACTGGTGCCACTGCGATAAACCCAGGAGCATCAGAGCCAACAGTACAGATAAGTGCAGGTAACTGTGCAACCATTCCTTGTAGAGAGGAACGTGGCTGACACGGTGTACCTACGTAGGACTCCTTCGTATGATGGAGTACTACAACAGCAGCGTTAGTATCTCTTGCGAGGTACTTGAGTTCTTTCAGAGTAGAGCGCATATTTGCAAACTCTTCTCCGCCATCGTTAGCGATATCCATAAGGTTATCAATAACGATAAGAGTAGGTGAACATCCCCATAGTTCTTCAAACGCAGCCACCTCTTGGTCTAAATCATCTAGCGTAGGACTAGAATCAAAAGACCAAAAGATGTGCTGTGCATGTTCGTTAATTACTTTGCGAGAAGTAGCAACCTCAGTCTCAAGTAGAATTTCTACATCAGATTGAGTCTTGCCAGTTATCATAGAGAGTAGTCGCATAGCCATAGTGTGTGCATTGGTATCAGCACTGACGTACAGTGTAGGTACTTTTGCTTTCAACGCTATGGCTAGTGCGACAGAAGACTTGCCAGCACCAGGTGTACCAGCAATCATCGATATTTCGGCACGACGAAACACGACTTTGTTGAGTTCAAAGGTGCGAAAGACAGTTGGTAGCGGTTCGCCACCTATGTCCTTGCTACCTACTGCGCGGGCAAGTGTTCTCATCTCTTAGAAGGATTCCCATTCTGGTTCATTACGACGGATAAAGACTGGCTGACATTGGTCGGGAGTGCCCTTTGCAGATGGGCACATATAGCCCTTCCAAGGACCCTTTGCGCCCTGACCTTGGCGCTTTGTCATTATACCGTGGCTACAACGCTTGGCCTCTGGCCCTAGCGTATTGCCCTGAGTTTGTGTTGGATGTGCAGTATGGTCGACCTGTGCATTTGGATATGAACCACGCACATTCTCCACTGCTTGAGATGCATTCTGTGGTGCACCTGCAAGCGACTTAGCCATTTCCTTGAGCAAGTCTTGCGACTCCTCAACGCCCACGGCCTGTTCTAGAGCCTCGCAGAATCCTGCAAAGGTCTCTGACGCTACAACGAAGATACGTCCGTCGTAGAGTTTGCTACTGACTTGGAAGTTACCAGTCATTTGTTTTCCCCTCATTCATGTTCGAGTTTGAACCCTATGTTGTCCCATGCATCTATTGCATCATCAAGTGATGTGATAAGTGGGACTATATCACTAACTAACGTGTCCATTAACAAACTTACAGGAGGATGTTATACCACATCGACCACAGTTAGACAGGTTAGGTAGAAAGATTGTTTCCTTGCGTGCCTTGTCAAAGGTGTTGAGTATGTCTTCTACTCGCTCTGAGTGTAGATTGTTAAGGCTCCATAACGAAATGTAACCAGTGCGTGCATCCCAAAAGCCTGCCTTATCGACAGAGATACCTTGCTTCTCAAGCGCCCACGCATAGACAGCGAGTTGCAAGGGATGCCTTTGGGATGACGCACCAGTCTTGATGTCGAGGAGCACCCGATTCCCCTCGAAGTCAACCATCACACGGTCAATGGCCATCTTTACAGATGAGTCATCGATGTCAATCTCGTATTCTTTTTCAACAAAGTCTTCGTAGATATTCCAGCCGTTGCTACGAAACTTAGCCCAGTTCTCTAGCATCCAGCGACCTTCGCCATACCACCATGACATGTCTTCTTTCTTAGCAAACTGCCAAGTGTTCATGTCGCCATTGATTTCTTCGTCTTCTTTTACTTGGGCAAACCAAGCATCGTTCCAGACGGTATCAAGGTAGGCAGAGTCAAGTGATAACTCACCTGCGTTGTCATAGTTTTCGGTAGCCTTGTGCACTGCAGAGCCACCAGTAAACCACACTGCATGGGCTTCTTTAACGCCTTCGACTTTTTGTAAGTAGTATTTCCAGCCACACTCTTGCCAAGTGGTTAGACTGGAGTAGGAGATATGCTTAGGTAATTCGTTCATAGTCATAGTGTATCACAACCATGTGGACCATATGGGTCAAATCCACAGTAGTAACAATCCATGGTTTCACTGCATACACGGCATATGTATTTGAATTGAACCTCATCACAGCAAAGATGTGTTACATCCATGATGAAGTAGTTCTCGGTTTCATCTATAAATTTTGTCATACGGATACGATACCATACGGGTTTCTTAAATGCTGTCTGAACCAGATTTTAAGAAACGCCCCCCTACCCCCCATAAAAATTAATGGTGGTTCAGGGAGTTGGAATCAGACATATGTCGTCACCGTCATTTGAAGTTTCCGCCCCACGGTTTCCCGCACTTCTATGATACACTAAGTTCCTCATCTAGGAGGTTTAAGTGGCTCATAAGAAGTTTAAGCGTTTCTGGTTAATTTATGGGAGAGTTTCAGGTTTTGCACTAGGGTTTAATGTCGACAAATATGCTATTACTATTGACCTTGGGTTCTGGTACATAGGTTTGGAGTACTAATGAAAGAATTTATTACTAAAGCCCACTACCCAGGAGACGAAATGCCTACATACGAATACAAGTGCGATGCCTGTGGTACTACCATGGACAAGCAGGTTGAGATGGAAGATAGAGACAATGTGTGGGAATGCTCCTGTGGGGAGCCTATGAGACGTGTCTATACTGCTGTGCCAGTCAAGTTTAATGGCCGAGGATTCTACTCAACAGGCGGATAAAACAAGAAAAAACCCCTCATCCCTAGTATTTCTACTAAGGTGAGGGGTAATCTCGTCTCTATGGGGCTGCTAGGGGCCTTAAATGGCCTACTTAGAGCCTCGTCCGAACTCGGTTGCGGATGGGTCTAGCCACTTAAGGACAGGACCAGCCATACCAGCAAGAGCAGCGGCACCAAGAGTCTTTGGGTTTGTTTCACCAGCGATGTACAGAGCCACCACCGCTGCAGCAGCAGCGCGGAACCATGTGAGTGCTAGTTGTTTTAATTGTTCCATTGTATCCTCCTAGGGGATTAGGACTTTGCACCATGCAATTTGCAACAGGTACAAACTTCAGTCTTGTATGCCTTCTTAGCAGGCACTGATGTCATCTTTGCGATGACTTGATTGACAATCTTAGGTTGGTTTAGCCACCAGAACCATGGACTTGTGTCCTTGCCCATGCCGTCATTGATAGAAATATGTAGGTGCTTGATGTGCTGGTTGGAACCTGTGTACTCACGGTCACCTTCTGAGGCACGCTCTTTTGACCAAATCTTGCCCTTGAAAATTAGGTACTTAACTCGCTCGTCTTGCTTTAACTTCTGGAAGATTTCAGCACAGTCAATACCACGCTTAGGGTCATGAGTTAAATCAACTGCAAAGCCTGTGTTGTGGTCGCTAGTTGGATTCTGTTTGATATGCGCTTGGGAAGGAAGGAGTCCATCGCTGGCTTTCATACGCAATGGTGCTATCGCTGTGGCCTGTCGTAGGACAGCAATAGCAGCAGGTTTGGCTACTTTGGCAACTTTCTTCATTCATTTCTCCCCTTGTTTAACATCATCTGATAAAGAATTTCTACTTTTGCTTCTAGTCTTGTAACGGAATCTTTGAGGCTAGAACCTGAGTTAGGCTTTAACTCGTATAGGTAGTGCTTGACTAACCATCTAACTGAAACAGTAAATGCTCCAACTAGGGTACATACTGAGATGGCTAATCCAAGCCATTGTGCTACGGTCATTATAAGACAGTCCTAACTGTGATGAGGAGTAATCCTCCGAAGCCATCAAACTGACCTGATGGTGGAGTCTTGCGTACGAAGTTAACCTTTTCAATCAGTGCTTGTACGCGCTCACCAGTGGTAAAGTCTTGTACGTTCACAATATCGCCTAGTTTTTCTACATCTTCAAGTAATTGAATACGCTCCCACGCACGTCCTTCGTATCCAGTCTTTACGTTATATCTGTCGGTCTCTACGTCATAGCACCATACAGGGAACTGAATCACCCGTTGACGTGCTGTAGCAGGTAGAGCCTTGGCTTGATAACCCTTAAACACAGGGCCTTGGCTGGTACTGGTTGCGCTGCGTGAGAGCGTAAACTTGTATGACAGATACTCTTGTGGACCTTCTGGGTTGGTTGTAGCAGCCTCAGGAGTTCCTACTGCAGCATTGTAAGTAATAATTGTGTATATGTTTTCACTAGGGTCAATAGCAAAGATGTCCATAGCACCATGGGTAAAGTCACCACGAGCACGGATTAACTTAAAGTTTTTTGGCTCAAGTGTTCCATAGCGGATAGCACCAGTGGTCACGTATCCTGTTGGACGTAGCACTGTTGCTGACTCAGTGTAGATTGCACCATCAGTGGTTTCATGTGCAGTGCAGAAAGCAAGACGATTGGTAGTGCCAATGAATGCAACACCTGTTGTATAGTGTTCTGCAGATTGGGTTACCTGTAAGTCATTTGCATAGGCAAAGCGCAATGGCTCACCCTCAATACTTTGACCTAGGTCAATACGAATAAGTCCAGCATCTAGAGTTCCAATACCTGCTGCACACCATACGAAACGGTCACGAGCAGCAAAGTCATAGACTGGTTGAGATGTTTCAACAATAAGTGGTCCATAGGAGATAGAACCATCTTGGTCATTAACTACAGCAACACGAGCACCCTTAGATGTACCAATCATCATGTAGCCTAGGTAGTAGTACAACTTCTCGACTACTTCACCAGCAGGAAACTCAGCAGCAACTACTGCTTGGCTAAGCACAGGCATAGCACCACCTGTTGTCAGGGTATACTTCTGAATGGTTGAGTAGATACCTGAGTGACCCGCTGTGTAGATAGCAGGGCCAGATGCGGCTACTGATGTGTAATGATAGTTAGTATTAGGGTTTGTATAAACTGGAGAAGGCAGCGAGGTAGCAGTTGTTGCTAGTTCATAGACTTTATTGTTTACGCATAGGATAATACGGTCTTTAATAAATTCCATTGCTGCGTAGATAATCTCAGTGTCACCGCTTTGGAACATTTGAGTAACATCGCCTGTTGCATTTGGATTAGATGAGCCAGTAGTTGAGTCACCTGTTAATGGCTTCTTAAACATAGTAAGGCGTTGATTTCCGCCTACTGTTTTATTGGTTATCCAGTAAGCATTTACTCCATCATCACAGATAGCAAACACTTTACGGTCCGTGCCAGAGATGTAGTCAATAAAGTGAACAGGGGCTGCGCCTGGAACAATTTTGTCTACGTCAAACTCATCGTGCAAAAGTACAGCATTTGTTCCATTGTATTGAATAGAACGAACGTGCTGATTAGGATGCTGGTGGTCTATACCTACAACTGCACCTGTTGTTATGTGATTACTGTCTACATCTTTGAGAAGTTTTACTTCACCCTTAGTCCAGACATCTACACCTTGTGAATCGGCAAAACGATACTTAGTTGCTTCACCTGCTGATGGGTCATAGAACTTAATGCCGTCGCCAACATGGAAAGATGACTGTGAACGAATCCACCAACCAGTCAGTGACTGTTCTCCTGGCTCAGAACCATTGTCAAACTGGTCTTTGCGGTATGGAGCGGTCTCACGCTGGTAAGGTTGTTGGTCTGTAGGTGCTAGGAAGAAAGGCAATCCACCTACGGCAACATCATAATCTTCTGCGTTGTTACTCCAGAAACCAGAGGTTCCAGGGTTACCAACGTTTAACGGGATATTTTCCGTAATATCTGGCGTTGCCATTGTGCTCCTT